GATACTGCACGGCCTCAATGTTAATCCGTGACGGGTTCCACTTGCTCGCCAGGCTCTGCACAGCCTGAACAACCTCATGGAATCCCACCTTACCACGCCAGATGTCGAGCACGTACCGACGGCCGGATTCCTTGTCGTAACCTACAACAGCGATGGCTGTGTAGTCTGCACTGTCTGACTTAGATATCGCAAGGTCAACACCCATGCCGATCTTAAGGTCACGAGGAACCTGATCGCTGTTCACATACGTTATCATTTCACGCTTGACGAGAGCACCCTGCACATCCACGAACTCGGCAAGATATTCCTGATTGAACACCACAGTCGGTAGCTCACGGCCTGCAGCGTCTATTTCATCCTGTGCTATGTACGGGTTCACGCTCGTGGGCATGCGGAAGCTGGCATACGTTTCATCCGTCCTGGCACGCTCAAACATCGTGTGGAAGTCGTTGCGGCCCTTAGGTGTCGAAAAGAAATACCCATCGCCTTTGTAGTCGGTCAAAGTCGGTCGGATGGCCTCGTTCCAGGCGTCCATGAATGAACGCACCATAGCAACCTCATCACACACAGCACGGGCATACTTACGGCCTCGCACGCTGTCGAAAGCATCGAGACTCCAGAAGTCTATCACGCCTCCCGTGGTTAGCATTAGACGCTTCTCTTGTTCACTGACGGATGTGGTAATCGGATGCAGGGCAGTCTTCACAGCCTTCCACACGTCAGAGAGCATCTTGTATGTCGGTGCAAAGTAGGCACTCGGTTTGCCCTCGATCGCTGTCTCGATCAGCAGGGCCTCGGCCATGACCGTCTTTCCAAACCGACGACCGCAGGCAATCGTATTGAACCTTCTGCGGTTCTTGAATATCAGGGCTTGGCCAGGGTGAAACTGTGCGTCTATAGTTATCACTGTGCAGGCCCTATGGCTATAACCTCAGCATCCTCGATGGCCTTGGGCTCCTCTGTCGCTGGTGTCAGCAGAATCCTGATGTCTGTCTTACCTGTTACTTCGGTTGCTGCCTTGTCGGTCTGTGCGAGGTGTTGCTTACCTAACCAGATGAGCATGGTGTTATCACCACTCAGCGCCTTCTCGATCTGTGTGCTTGCCAGTTGGAACCTGACGTCGTTACGTTCGTTCTCGATCATAAGGCCGTAATCTGTCTTGAGTTCAGATACTGGCACGTCGCGACCTAACAACACAGAGCACCATCTCGACAGAGCCGTCCACCCGAGCATAGCACGGGCACGTCTCTTGAGTTCGGCCTCTTGTGATGGCGTCAAATTCATGTTGTGAAAATATCCATCGGGCTCTGGTATTTATCCACAACCTCACAGGCCATGCACGAGCTGTGCATAGTTCACGCCTCGTATCTGAGCAACCACGCTGCGGATGTCTGCATACAACAGGATGCCGTCCTCGATTGCACGGATGCCATGCAAGACAGTGGTGTGGTGTTTCTTGCTGTGCGCTGCTATGGTAGTCAGCGACCAGCCGTAGTGCTTACTCAGCACATACCAGGTAATCGAGCGTGCTCTCACGGCTCCAGCTTTCCTGTTACTGGCGTACACCTCCTCGGGTGTAACACCGAGCAGGTGGCAGACGTCGGCAAGTATCATGTCGTATATCATTAGTTCCCCCTTACAAATTCGACAGCTTCTGTTACTGACCTGACAACAGCATACGGCACACCATACCTGAGACAGCAGTCGCTGAACTTGTGCTGGCTCGGAGAGGTGCGCCCTGTCTGTGTTTTGACCTCCAACATCCACGCACGGCCATCTCTGTACACAGCAAGGTCAGCGTGCCCACTGGTGGCGTTGATGTTCACCACACGGTATGCAGAGAGCCTTGTGCCGTGCTCCATCGTCTGCACGCTGCTGTTCACCCTGATGACCATATACCCGAGCAGTTCAAGCTGTGTGGCGATGGCCTTCTGGACTTCCCTCTCGGGTATCTTGCCAGCTTTACGTCTGGCTATCTTGGCTGCTTTGTCCGCTCTGATCTTATCGAGCATCTCGTGTTCCTTGGCATCCCAGTCGAGATCATCGAGGTCCCTGTCGTCTATCATGTCAGTCCTGTGTGATTGAAACAATGCCATTGCCCATCATGCCCTTCAAACCATGTGTAGTCCTTGACGTTGTGCTCATACATCAGGGACAGCATCGTCTTGCCTGGACGCACTCTCTGGCGTTCCACGACAGCCGATTCCAGCACCTCGATGTCTGGGATGACTCTGGCCTCGTGGGTGTCGAACTGGTCTAGATCAAGGCCGTCGTCGGTAATTATACCGTCCCAAGCGTCGCCAGGTGGGTGGCCGTGGCGTTTATAGAACCCATAATCTGCACGGATGAGGTCGCCTAGGTTGCAGGTGTTGGTGGCTTCTATGGCCATTTCAAGGTTGTCGGTTGCTAGGGGCTGGCAACCGGTAGCAACCTCTAAAAATCTTCGTAAGTCGTATGTGTTCCACAGACTTACGAGATATTCAGCAAGACTCTGGTTGCTAGAGTTGCATGGTAAAACTTGAGTTTCATCTTTACTATTTACATTTATTTCCACTAGAGTATATATATTCTTGCAACCTAGCAACCTAGAGAAGTATATATATATAAATAAAGGGGTTAGGTCGGTTGCCACTTGCTGGTTTGCACTGGCAACCTTCTGGCAACGTGGCAACCCAGACGTTGCAACCTGTTCGAACTGCCGAGGATTGCTCGGTAGTTCGGTGTTCAGCTGCCGAGGATTGCTCGGTAACTCAGGACTAAGCAAACCCATCTCCACCAGTTCCTCTCGTGTGAACAGCATCAGAACTCCTCCTCGATAGGTGAGAACGGAACGTGCTGTGTGTTCTTCGGTGCTACAATCACGTTGTAGCCCCTTCTCGTGCCCGTGGTGGTCTTTTTAGCGATACGGGGTATGTTGGCCTTGGCTAGAGCCCTTCCAAGCCCGTAGATGAACTTGTCGTTGATGGATAACGATATCTTCTCCTCATCGAACACACGATTCGCCAGTTGCGATGCAACCTCAGATGTCGTCAGGAATGGAATATGAGCACCGTCGATACCTGGCTTATGCGTTATGTACTTGGACACTAAGTCGTCGTATTGACTCAGCACCTCAAAATGCTTATTCCAGTCGTTGATCTTCTGAATCTCACGATCGTCAAACCAGTAGCGTTTCCCTTCCCTGTAGTATGCCACCACCTGCGACCACAGGCCGTCAATGTCAAACGACCTGATAGCTGTGATGTCGATGTTGCCGCCGACCGGAATGACAGGGAACCTTCTGGAGCCTGTCTCGTCGTTAAGGAACGTTCGACGGTTGACCGATCCTGCGAAGGAACACCTACGGGCGTATGTGGTCTCGTATTTGTCGTAAGGCGAGCGCAGACGCATCGTATCTGATGTGATGATGGCCTTGATGCTCTCGTGCTGCTTTTTGGTCATTGACTCGAGCTCATCGTCTACGACCATGAATGACCGTGCAATAATGAGCTTTACGTCCTTATCGTCTGAGATGGAACCCTCGTGGTAGTAATCCTGTCTAAGTTCCACTGGACACAGATGCCGTAAATAGGTCGTCTTACCTATGCCCTGGCCTCCCTGCAGAATGAGCATGATATGGTTCGGCTTGTGATCGAGAGCGCCAGCGACGGCACCTATCATCCACTTTTCGATTATCATCTTAAATATCGCGTGCTGCACTTCCTTGCTGTTATGCCTGCCGTCGTCGAGGTCTTCATCGTGCGGCAGTAACTCGACGTAGTCTGTAATGTAATCGCGGTCTCCAGCCTTCCATTCGGGCAGGCCCTCGAAATAGCTCTTGATTGGGTCGTGCTTGGGCACAAAGTCGGAGTCCAGCACTTCGTTCATGCGCTCCTTGGTGATCTTGATGCCGATCTTACGCATCTTCCGAAGCTGTGAGTGCACCCAGTAGTCCGTTAGGGCCTCGTGCTTGACGTCTGACTCACCTCGGAGTTCAATCTTACCGGTGATGACGTTCTTACGGAACTCATAACCACTGGCAAGGTATGACTCGACTTTATCGAGTATCTCTGTGGGGTCCTTGGTGTCCAGTTTGATGATGTCCTTGGGCACTTCATACCCGTGCAGCTTGGCATAGTAGTACAACGTCGCTGTTGTAACCCGTGTGAGCTTGTTGCGGAGAACCTCCCGATACGTCAGGCCTCCCGTGCATGGTGACCACTCCTCGAGTATTTGAGCTGCCATCTGGTCGTTGGACACGGCATGAGCTACGGCAGCACAGACTTTCTTCCATTGGATGTGGTCCTGACGCTGCGGAATTACACGCAGCATGTTGCGTATTTCATCGACGTTAGGCTTCTGCCCACCAAAGGCGTTGAAGGCTATCTCAAGGTCTCTGGCTTCCTCATGGCCGTCAATCATGTCGGCAATCTGGTCCATCGTCAGGATGTTACCCCATGCCTCGACACTTGATTTCTTCGCTCCAAACCAGATACGCACGGCATCCCGTGCATTGGTGTCACCCTCGAAACGCTCAGCCAGTGCTGTTGTGATGGCTTTGTAGTCCTTGGCGTTACGGATGGGCTCCTCGGTTATGAACATCACACGGAAGCGCGGATTCTCTGCTGTATGCGAGGCCGTCGTGTAAGCAAAAGCAGCGTATTTGCGGAAATAAGGGTCTTCCTTGATTTCATCCCACGAGCGTTTCCCATTGTCGATGTCAACACCCACGATCTGTGCAGACTTGAAAGCATCACCGTTGCGCTTGGCAAAGCCTGTCTTCTGGTCAACGTGTAGGTCAGCACAGCAGATAGGATAGCCGTGAGTGCACAGGTGAGTGATGATCTCATCAGTGAGCATCTCGACAGGTGATAGCTGCGCACTTAGCGCCACCCAGTCCTGGCGTGTTGCAGCCTTGTTGACGACCGTCTTGTTGATGCAGAGCTTAATTATCTGGTGCATTGGTTGTTCTCCGTGTGTTGTTGGTTACTGGATAATATGCCACAAGATACGAAGCGCCAGCCATGCGATGCCGAAGGCAACAAGTCCGATGGCAGCCACAGCAGCAACGAAGGCCACGATGGTCGCATGGGTGACGGCAGTTCGTGCCCATGGTGGCAGTGGGTTCTGGCGTCGGTATATCTCACGTTCAGCGTCGAGGGCTCTGCGGAAGTCTTCACGATTCATGTTGTTTGTCCTTAAGTCTGTTAATAGCTTCATGCAAAAGTGCCACTAAATATGGCGGAAGGCCATACAAGCCAGCGCTGACTTTGTAGGCCTTTAGGTGCATTGCGAGTGTGTGGTCCTCGAGTGTTGAAACGTACTTGAGTGTTTCAATCGGTGGTGTGTTTTCTTTCGATCTCATGGCTGTTCTTTCTGCAGCTCTGACGGCATGTAGAAATAACACTCATCGTTGTAGTTAAAGGGTGGCGTTGTGATGACAACGCTCGGGTTGAACTCGATCTCACCGCGCTGTAAGCTGCGCTCCATGTTATCGTACACCACCCACCGTGCGCATTGTTCTTTCTTTGGACAAGGCCCACCAATGCAAAGGGCAATGTCGAGGTTGAGATTCATCACTGTTGTCCTGTTGTGTGTTATAAAAAATAGGGCCGCAGCCTTCCACAACCACGGCCCCTGTTCCAATTTCCACTCCCCTGAGCTTTGTCCAGGGTTATGGCTTCCGCTAACCAATACATCGCAGGGGCTTACCCTGCTATGTATAGTTAGTGAAAAGAGACCTCGGCTGGACGACTGGTTTGCACCTCTTGAGGATTGCCTGTATAGGACCTCGAACGTGCTTGACAGCTCTCTCAATCTGATCGGTTTCCTTCTGCAGCTTCTCACGATGCAGCCGTGCGATCTCATCGCGTTGCTTCTGTAGGAAGTTCTCCATGATCTTGGCCTGTTCCTCAGCAAGGTGACGGCGTACCTGGTCGGCTCGCAGGCTGTCCCGCTGCTGGCGGAACTTGTCAATCACTGCCAACATCGTCAAAGGATTGGCCACAGCCACCTCCTGATGGTGACGTTCTCCATCGA